TTTTATGTCCGGAGTGTAATAAAGAACTAGCTCCTGATAATGAATATGGAATAATTAAACGTTGTCCTAGGTGCGAAAAGAAAGAAAGATATTATAATGTAATGGTTATGGTTGATGAGCCAAATGGTAGAAGAAGTTATTAGTTTAAAAAAAATATGAAATTCATAAAATATTTCGTATTAGTAACACTGATTGTAACCTTTTTTGGTTGCTTAGTATTATTAAACGAAGGATCATTTGATTTTTATGCTTTCTGGAATGTAACCGCTTTAGGGTGTGCTACATACGCTTTATTTAAGAAATAAAGAATAGAGACTCTCTCAGAAATGGGGGAGTTTTTATTTGGCAGTTGGTGTATAATATTGCTAATGACAGCAGGTAGACCAACACTATACAGAGAAGAATTTGTAAATAAAGTTGATGAGTATCTAAATAATACTGGTGATGGAACTGGTAAATTACCAACATTTCAAGGTTTTGCCTTATATATTGGAGTTTCTTGTGATTCATTAGAAAGATGGAGTAAAGAATATCCAGAATTTTGCGGTGCTTTAGAAAAACTCAAGAATAAACAAGCTGAACAATTAATCAATGATGGTATATATGGAGGTAAAGAAGTAAACGCAACAATAGTCAAATTACTCTTACAAAACAATCATGGAATGAAAGAAAGAGTAGATAATACAAGTAACGGTGAAACATTAAAAGGTCTAGTTGGTTTAGAGACAACTAATGAAAAAGAAACTTAAATTAACTTATTGGCAAACACAAGTCTTTAATGATAAACACAGATTCAAGGTAATAAATTGTGGGCGAAGGGCAGGTAAGTCTTATTTGGTTAGTGTAGAGATATTAAGATTTGCTACCGAGAAAGAAAAGAGTATTGTCTGGTATGTTTCTCCAACTTATAAACAATCTAAGGCTATTATGTGGTCAATGCTTAAAGATTTAGTTCCACCAGAAGCTATTAAACGAACAAATGAAACAGAACTGTATATTGAACTCCTTAATGGATCACAAATACATTTAAAAGGTGCTGATAATCCTGATAGCTTAAGAGGTGTAAGAATAGATTTATGTATCTTTGATGAAACTGCTTTTATAGATAAATGGGAAGATGTTTGGAAAGTAATTCGTCCTACACTAGCAGATAGTAAAGCAGATGTCTGGTTTATCTCTACTCCTAATGGATTTAATCACTTTAAAACTCTGAGTGAGATGAACGATCCTGATTGGTCTTATCATCACTATACAACTTATGACAATCCTCATATACCAGTAGAAGAAATTGAGGCCATGAAGAAAGAAATGGACGGTGATAGTTTTGCACAAGAGATCATGGGTGAGTTTAGAAAGATGTCAGGTTTAATTTACAAAGATTTCAACAGAGATATCCACATGGTTGATATACCAGACTTAAATTTTAATTATACATTTACTAGGGCTTTAGATTTTGGATTTGGACATAAGACAGCACTAGGATACTTTGCTATCAATTCTGATGGATCAGCTATTTATTTGTATGACGGTATTTATCAAACAGGATTAGTTGAAAGTCAGATAGCCGACATAGTTAAAACAAAAGATGCCGGAAGATATATAACAAATCCGGTAGCAGACTCAGCTCAAGCCATGAGTATAGAACAACTTAATCAAATGGGAGCAGTCTTTAGTCCAGTAGAAAAAGGACCAGATAGTGTTAAACATGGAATAGTTAAAGTAGCTGAGTTATTAAAAGTAAGAGCTGATACCGGTAAACCAACACTAATGTTTAATAAGAATTTAACTTGGATAGCTGATGAGTTTGAACAATATCGTTGGACTGAAAGTAAAACAGACGGAGTTATTAAGGAAGTTCCTTATAAAGTAAATGATGATGCTATGGATATGATTAGATATTTTTGTGTTACATACCAAAAACCAAGTGAATATGTGATTAATTATGATGTTAAAAAATGGAGCATTCACTAATGGAAGTAAGTATTACTAAATTAAAATATTCTTGGACTAAGTGGGGTGGTGGTCGTAAAGGTTTAGTAACTCAAAATAGAGATGATTTTAATTATTGTCAATGTTGTGGTGAGACAATTCCATCTGATTTTCCTATGTTTAAATATGAATTATTGCCGGGAGAGTTTATTCGTATCTGTCCAAACTGTTGGATTATAGCAAAAGACATACCTAAAAGATTTGATGAGTTAAAGAATAAAGTTGATAACCTAAAAAGATAAGTGATAGAAACGATTATGTCTACAAAAACAAATAAACTAGATAATTCACAAAAACCAGTAATGAACAAACCAGACGAAAAGATATATATTGAAGTAGATTCTCACTATCAGGATTGGAAAGATGACAATGAAACTAGAATGAACCGTGACAACGGTTGGAATGATATTACAGATGCTTATTATGGACGTTTGCCTGATGACTGGCCTTACAACTCTTTTGTGGTTGATCCAATACTGTCCACTACCCTCATAGAGAAGAATGCTCGTCTCCTTAACAGTAGATTAAAAGGTAGACTCGTCCCTCGTGAGGGTGGTGATGCAGTTAAAGCCCGTATAAACAACGCTTTATTAGATTTTCAATGGGACAATGCTAATTTTGGTGGTTCAATGCTTTCTAAATGGTCAGCTATGGATATGGACACTAGACTTTATTGCTCTAAATTTGCTTTAGTCCCTTGGAAGATAATCAAAAACAGTGAAGGTAAAATCTTATTTGAAGGAAATGAATTTATTCCTAAGGATATAAGAGACTGTGGTATTGATCCTAATTGTCAAAACATCAAAGACGCTAAGTGGTTTCAATTAAGAGAATGGACAACTATGGATGAACTTGAGAAGTGTAATAAGAATAAAGACGGTGTTGAAGTTTACCCCGGACTAAAAAAATTAAAAGAAGCTATCCAAAACAGTTCTGATAGAAGAGACACAGAGTATCTAAGCCGTATCAAACAACTTAAAAGTCTTGAAGATAGAATGGGTGATGACGATAGTTACCAAGTAGTTGAGATAGTTACTGAATACCGACCAGATAGATGGATAACTTTCGCTCCTAAGCACAGAGTTGTATTAAGAGATATCAAAAATCCTTATAATCATGGCAAGATTCCTATTGTCCAACTAAAATATTATCCATTGGGTGATGATCCATTAGGTGAAAGTGAAGTTGAAAGAGTATTAAGTCTATGGAGAGCTATTCAGTCCGTAATTAATGCTCACTTGGATGGAATGAATGTAAGAATGTTCCCTCCTCTTAAAATAATTGAAGGTCAAGCTAGAATAGAGAGTTTAGTTTATGGTCCAGGTGCTCCTTGGATAATGAACAATCCTAATGCGGTTACTGAAATGAATTTTGGTGCTGGATCATTAAATGAATTTCAAACTAACTATACAGCTCTAAAGAGTGCTTTCAATCAAGCTATGGGTGACTTAAGCCAAGGGGTGAGTAATGTTGATCCAACTAACACTGATAAGACAGCTACTGAAATTAGACACGTAGCTAAACAACAGAACATCCGAGATGAGAAGAATCAAATTGATCTAAGTGAAGCTATTGCTGATTGTATGAAGATGTGGCTTTCTAATAACAAACAATTCTTATTCTCTGATCCTGACAAACATGATTATGTCTTGCGAATACTAGGTAAAGATGAATTTCAATACTTCAAAGACCTTGGGATGGATGAGATGGAGCTTAGCAAAGAGGCTGAAATGGAAATCCAAGAGATTATCCAAACTTCTGAAGGTGATATTGATGATGCTTTACTTGAAAGAATGATTGAAGCTGGGAAAGTTCCTAAATATCCAGTCGTAACCAATCCAAATGTTAAAGATCCAACTAAATATAAGATTAAGCCTAAACTAAGTGTTAGCGATAAAGGTGATTATGCTGAGTTAAGTGTTGTTCCTGAAGATATAGATGGAGTTTATGATTACGTTCCAGATGTAAAGTCTATGAGTGTTGGCGCTGACATTGAATATACAAAGGGTATGGAAAATATGTTGACGACAATTATGAATCCATCAATTTCACAAATGTTAGCTCAAGAGGGTGTTAAAATAAACATACAAGACCTATTAATTACATTATTTAATAATTTAGGTTCAAAAGATGCTGAAAAATATTTCTCCACAATTAACCAGCCAACTATCCCTCCTCAAGGGGCTACAAGTTGTGGCCAAACTACCACAGGTTCAGGAGTACCTAATCCCGCTATTCAAGGAAACCCAGCAGTCATGGGTGAACCCACAGGAGTTCCCGGACAACAAGTCATTCCTCAGGGAGTACAACCTCAGATGGGCCAAAGCCCAAGTCTATAAAGAGATTTTATCTCTCTTAGATGAACATGACCTTGATAAGCGTATTAAAGATACCCAGAAATTAATAGACAAAGATGTCGTTAGTTATTCAATAGGTAAATAATGCCAGATAAAGACGGAAACTTACTACCCCCAATACCAGACGAATGTTTTGATGGTGATAAACAAAGTATAGAACTAAAGTTTGAGAAGTGTAAACATGCCATGAACTTTGTTTCGCCAACAGAGATAAAGTGTATTAAGTGTGGTGTTGCTTATAGTGGAACTCCAAGAGAAATAATGGAAATAAAGAATTTGTTAGATAAGCAAGTTTGACAACCTATTAAACATTTGCTTATAACTCAATTAATGGTGAAACCTGTGATGCTCGCAGTAATAGAGCAGTATTAATTCCACCTAAAGGAGAATCATCATGCCTGATGAGATTCAAACAGGGCAAGATATCGTGGTTAAGGAACAAACCCAAACAGAAATGCCCGCTGTTGAACAAAAACCAGAGGAATTACCTCAAGACGCTAGTGAAAGAACTAGGCAAGAATTTGAAAAGCTAAAAGCTAGAAACAAAGAACTTGCTGAAAAACTGGCACAACGTGAACGAGAGGAAGCTAATTCCTTGTTAGATAGCTTAACAAAGCCTACTCAACAAATTGTTGAGAATAGTAATCTACCTCAAAGCCAAGTAGAAAATATTGTACAAAACTTGACTGATGAAAATGGTTATATCGATGAAGTTCTTTTAAAGAAAACTCTACAAGATGCTTCTTCTATAGCAAGTCAAGCAGTTCAAGCTGCTAGACAAGCCCAAGAGGTAGCACGACAAGCTCAAGAAAGGATTAATAAGTATGAGCAGGATGAGAACACGAAGAAAGCCTATACGGAATTTCCTCAAGCTGATCCTGACAACGAAAATTTTGATCCAAAATTCATTGAGTTAGTTAAAAATGAGATGATTGGACAAGCCATGAATCGCATTAAACCTAATTTCTATGAAGCTTGTAAGAAATGGGGTGCGTTTACTCAACCAGCCCAACCAAAAGTAGAGCAGGTCGCCGCAAAAGAGCAAATTAATGCAGGTGGTTCTAATACTAAACAATCTCAATCAAGAGATAGTATGGTAGAAGGAACATTAAAGGGCGATTATAAATCAATTGCTGCTAGATTAGCCGCAAGTGGTTTCTAATTATTAGTTACAAAATAAAATTATGGCTTTTGGTTTACAAACTTATGACGATTCGTCAATTCGTGAGGATTTGCTCTCTATTTTAAGAGATGTATCTCCAAATACCGATAACTATTTCGTCTCCAATCTCGCAAAAGGACCTAAAGCACAGAGTACTCTACATCAATGGGTAACTTACAATACAGACCGACCATCTAGCGTTACTGCTAGTATCGAAGGTGCTGCTGCTAGTTATGCTGATTTGAGTCAACCTGTTCGCTCAACCAATTACACTGCTATTCTAACTGAACCAGTTCGAGTCTCTCGTACTGAACGTAAAATGGCTGTTGCTACTGGTGAAGATCCTTATGCTTTCCAAAAGGCTGAAGCTCTTAAGAGAATGAAAGCCGATATGGAATATTTAATTGTTAACGGTGCTGCTGCTGTCGGTTCGTCAGGAGTTGCCCGAGGATTTGCTGGTATTGACGCTTGTATTTCTACAAATATCACTGCTCGTGCCTCTGGTACTTCTTTCTCTGAAATTGAATTAAACGATATCATCAATCAATCTTGGGATGCTGTTGGTTCAATGTACGTTGCTGATTTGTTAGTGTGTCCTATGGTTATTAAGCGAAGAATTTCTAGCTTTACTACCAACACTCGAAACATTGACGCTAAAGAGAAAAGACTTACCTCTGAAGTACAAGTCTACGATTCTCAAGTTGGAAAATCAGTAATGATTATCCCTCATAAAGACGTTCGTAATACTGCTGGTACTTTGACTGTTTATGCTCTCAATGAGTCAACTTTCCGCTTATCTTTCTTGGATGAACCATTCTGGGAAGAATTAGCAAAAGATGGTGATAGAGAAAACGGCCAGTACGTTACTGAATTTACTCTTGAGTCTTTAGCTCAAAGAGCTTCGGTTAAACGAACTGGGTATGCAACAACTCTATAGTTAGGTAAAATCTAATTAACAACTAACCCCCTTGGAAACGAGGGGGTTTTTGGTATAAGCACTTACTTACTCACTTTGCTAAAATTGGGTGATATAATACGGTTAGTGAATAGAGGAGCCACTAAACCAAGTATTAATGCTGTTGAAATAAAAGGCATAGGTAAAATACAACTTGCCTTGACAGAGGGATTATTAATGATTTTTGAGAAGTTAGGTCGCCCAGAATGTGATATGAACTCTGCTACATTTTGGATAATGGTAGATAATATAGTCAATGTATGGTTTAAGGTTTTCCCTTATGAAGTAGAAGAATTTAAACAAACGGTTAGTGAACAGAAAGAAGATGATAGAGGTATAAAAGAATCACTTAAAACAGGTATTGGTAATCAATATGCTATTCCCGCTGGGTTATTTAAGATGATGAGAGCTTTCTGGCCATCAATCCCCTTTACTGATAAAAATTTCATTCATAAATTTACAGAGCGTTATCCTTTTACTAAAACGACAAAAGCAAATCTATGAAAATAAACTTAGCCATGATTGTTAAAGACAATACAGAAGTTAAAATGCTTTCTAATTGTCTTGACACTATACAGAAGTTTGTAGACGGTATTTACATTACTGCTACTGGTAAAGAGGTAGATAAAATAGAAAAGTTATGTAAGGATAGAAAGTGCCACTACTCCTATTTTAAATGGGTTGATGATTTTTCTAAGGCTAGAAACTTTAACTTTGAACAAGCTAAGGATTGTGATTATATTCTCTGGTTAGATTCAGATGATTTATTTGTTGGCGGTCAACACCTTAGACTGCTAGCTGAAAACTCACTTAAAGCAGGTAAAGACGGAGTCTTATTAACTTATTGGTATGCTTGTTCATTTAATGGAGAACCAGCACTTGATACCTTAGTTGATGTTGAGATTGAACACCCAAGAGAAAGATTACTTAAACCTGGAACTGTTAGTTGGGTTGGTAGACTACATGAAACACCTGTCAGACATAAAGGTGCTAAAGATAACTACTCATATCTTAAATATACGGAAGAAAGCCCTATTGCTGTATTACATACCGCTTCTATAACAGATGCTTATTCTAAAATGCAAAGAAATATAACTATACTTGAAAAACAACTAGAAGATGAAAAGGACAACCCTGATCCAAGAACATTATTACACCTAGTCAAGATATACTCTGAACTAAATGACCAAAGTCTTTGGGAGAAAGGATTAGAGTATTGTGATCGTTATATGGAAAAGAGCGGTTGGGACGAAGAAAGGGGTAATTGTATGGAATACAAAGGCCAGATTTTACAACAATTAGGTAAACACAAAGAAGCTATTGAAGCCTATCACAAAGGAATTGAAGAATATCCCCATAATCCGCTTATTTATCTACGTTTAGCACAAGCTTATTTTACTTTAGGTAAATATAGAAACTCTGAAAGGTGGCTAAATACGGCTTTACAAATGGATTTAGACAATATCGGCTCAACTGTAGTCAATATTAAGGGAATGAAAGTTTTAACAGCCGAATTAATGCTTAAATTAGCCTTTAACGTCAAAAAAGATATATCACTAGCAGTTAAAGCAGCCAAACTATTATCAGAAGAACAACCTACAGAAGAAAATATAGCTAATTATAACTTCTTACTTGATTTAGATGATATGAATAATGCTTGTAAGAATTTAGATAAGTATTGTCATTATTTAATGGACATAGGGAAAGAGGATTTAATCCCTAAAATACTGTTTAATTCACCTATTGAAGTTCAATCACAGCCATTTGCTATCAAATTACTCCAACAAAATATTAAACCTCGTAAATGGGGAGATAAAGAGATTTGTTACTTTGCTAACTTTGGTAATGCTCACTTCCATAAATGGGATGGAGATTCAATTAATAAAGGTGGTTTAGGAGGATCAGAAACTGCTGTCATCCGATTATCAGAAGAATGGACTAAAAAAGGATATAAGGTAACAGTCTTTGGCGATCCAGAGAAACCTTGTGTTATCAATGGAGTTACTTACTTACCTTACTACTACTTCAACATAAAAGACGAATTTAATATCTTTATTCAGTGGAGAGCCAATATGTTAGCTGGTAAAGTAAAGACTAAAAAATTCTTCATAGATTTACACGATATTTTTTCGGGTTCTGACTATACCCCAGAGATAATGAAACACGTTGATAAAGTTATGGTTAAGAGTCGTTATCACCGATCTAATGCTCCTAATATCCAAGATAACCAAATAGTTATTATTTCAAATGGAATAAACTTATGAAAAAAAAGAAAATAGAAAAGCCTACTGTTAAAAATGAATACACTAAGGCTAGTCAAGAAAAACTAGCTAAGGGTATTAAAATGGGCAATAATGACGCTATTGCCGAAAGATTAAGGAGAGCTGGTATATGACACATTTTTGGTATCAAAGTTCCTATGATCGTGGTTTAGATATTGTATTATGGATATGGCCAAAGATTAAAGAACAACTACCAGACGCTACACTAGATATTTGCTATGGTTGGGATTTATTTGTTAAAGCATATGCTAATAACCCTGAGAGAATGAAGTGGAAGGATAAGATTGATGAGTTAATGAAACAACATGGTATTACACATCATGGTCGTATAGGCCAAGATGAGATGAGAAAACTAAGAAATAAAATGGATATTTGGATTTACCCGACATATTTTTCCGAGACTAATTGTATCGGAGCTTTAGAGTGTCAAAGAGATGGTGTAGTGCCTTGTACTATGGACTTAGCAGGTCTTAAAGATACTGTTGGGAGTGGAATTAAAATAGATGGTGATATTTACAAACCAGAGGTTAGAATTAAATATATTGATGAGATAGTTAAACTAGCCAAAGATAAGAAAAGACTAGAAGAAGAAAGTAAAAAAGGGAAAGAGTTTGTTAAAAAGTTTTATTGGTCTAATATCGCAGATCAATGGGTTAAGGAATTTCAATGAAAATATTATTTGTTTATTACCACAAAAATCCTGAGTACTGGAAAGATGGTTTGTGGTGGTCAATAAATGAATTAAGTAAAAAAGAAGATGTAACTTGGATTAATCTTGCCTACGAATATAATGGAGTAGATATTAAAGATTACGACTTTGTATTGGGATGGGGTGCATTCGGTAGTCCTGCTGATTTATTTCTACAAGGAATGATTGGTAAAAAGAAAGGATTGTGTTTAGGTGGTAATGCTGTACCAGTTCCGGTCTATGCTGATAACTACGATATTATCTTTTATGAAACAGACTGGATAAAGAATAACTACTTAAAAGATGTTAAGACTAAGTTAGTTAAGGCATTTGGAGTTAATACACATATATTCCATTGGGATAATGAAAATCTTGCTGGTCCAATTTGGGACTACTTATCGGTTGGTTCTTTTTCTTATTGGAAACGCCATGACAAGATGAAAGATAAAATAGGTACTAAACTGTGTATTGGTGAGATTCAAAAAGATAACCTAGTTGAGTCTATGGACATCATTAGCGACCTTGTAACAAACGATATTGCCGTTAGTGGTATGGTTAGTCCTGAAAAGTTAAATTTAATCTATAATTTGACTGAAACTGTCTATATTCCTGCTGATATTAATGGTGGTGGTGAGAGGGCAGTATTAGAAGCTAGGTCATGTGGTTGTAAAGTAGAAATTGAAGATAATCCAAAACTTCAAGAATTATTAGATGGACCATTATTAACAGAAAAAGATTATTTTAATAGTTTATATACTGCCATTAATGAAAGTTGCCTTTAATTATATTGAAGAACACGTTTTACAAGTCCCCACACTACTTAAGAAAGCCTTTGGACAAATTGATGGAATTGAGATAGTAGAAGATGACGCTGATATTGTAATTAACTCTATGCCTTGGAACGGAGTTAAGAAAGGTAAAAAAACAGTCTATTGGGAGTTGGATATAGCTGAGGCAAATCATGCCGGAGAATATGGACAATTTGATAGAGTTTATATGCCAAGTAATATGAGAAAAGAACTATGGACTGATAATTGTCGCTTTCTCCCCATGGCAGTTGATTTTGATTACTATCACCCAATAGATAATAAACCTGAATACGATGTAATTTTTATGGGAAGAATGGATAGATTATATCGTCAAGAATGGCTTAATAAGCTATCAGAAAAATACAGTGTATTAAATACTAGTGCTGAGAGAGGACTTCCAACTACTGAAGTATTAAGTAAGGCAAGATGTTCATTCCAAGTATCTCATTACGGAAACCTAGAACAAAGAAACTTTGAGTATAGTGCCGTTGTTCCTATGGTATTAGAGAGAGTCCCAGACATTGAACTTTTTACAGAAAATGAACACTACCGAGGTTATAATACTGGAGATTATGAAGAATTTGAAAAACAAATTAATTGGTGTATTAAACATCCAAAAGAAGCCTTAGAGATGAGAGATAGAATGGTGGAACACCTTAAAAAGAATCACACTTACGTTAATAGAGCCAAACAAATACTGGAGGACTTATGTTAGGTTACGCAAAAGGTATCTACGATGAAAAAGAAAAATATGCTGTGATGAGAGCATTAGATTCAGGATGGTTAAGTGGAGGGATAGAAACTCAATCATTTGAGAAAGAATTTGCCAATTGGTTTGGTGTTAAATATGCATTATCTACTAATAGTGGTTCAACTGCTAATTTGGTAGCACTACAAGCCCTAGGACTTCCAAAAGGTAGTGAAGTAATCACTCCTGCTGGTGGTGCTTTCCCTACCACCATAAGTCCTATGGTGTATTTAGGTCTTATTCCAGTATTTATAGACATTAAAGATTTAGTGATTGATGTAGATAAAATTGAAGAAGCTATAACCGATAAGACGAGTGCCATAGTATTTGCTCATACAGTAGGATTTTTAGCCGACATGGACAGAATAAAGGCAATAGCACAAAAATACAACCTAAAAGTTCTTACAGATTGTTGTGATTGTCTGGGAAGCTCAATTAATGGAAGCAAGGCTAATATAATGGGGGACATAGCCACTATCTCATTCTATCCAGCTCATCATATGACTACAGGGGGTGAAGGGGGAATGGTTTTGACCAATGATACTAAAACTTACTATGAAGCCTTAAGTATAAGAGATTGGGGTAGAGATTGTACTTGCCATTATGGTGGGAATAACCCTATTTGTAAGAACCGTTATTTTATAGAAGGATTTGACCACCGTTATTACTACACTCGTATAGGTCTTAATTGTAAGATGACAGAAATGCAAGCAGCTTTCGGTAGAGAGCAACTTAAACGATTAGATGGATTTATTGAAACTAGACGAAGAAATTATAATATTCTAGCCAGAGAACTTGGTGAACTTGAGTGTGGAGAATTAAGCCCATTTTGCTATCCAATATGGTCAAAGAATAAAATGAGAGATTGCCAGATGTTAAATGACGCTGGAATAGAAACAAGATTTTTATTCTCCGGTAACATTCTTAATCACCCAGCTTATAAGAACATAGACCACAGAGTAGTCGGAGAGTTAACTAATAGTAATAAGGTATTTGATGAAGTTTACTTTGTCGGTGTTGCCCCGCACTTGACAGAGGAAAATATGTTATATATTGCTGGGGAAATTAAAAAATGCCGAGCTTTAACATCCTAATCCCAACATATACACTTGATTCTAAATTAGAACAAATGGCCTATGATTGTGCTAGATCTTATAAACAGTATGTAGACAAGATAATTATTTGCGAAGATGGGGGTAAATTTAGTCCTAAGTTACAAACCATAGCTGATACTTATATTTATAATTGGGACAATGTCGGATTCACTAAGAACGTTAATAGGGGGTGGAGATACAGTCAATCTGACTATACAGGGATAGTGTCTTCTGACACTTACTTATATGATGGCGATCCAAGAGATTTATGTAAACTCGGGAGAGTAACAAGCCCTGAAATAATCAATCAACATATACCTTACTTAGCTGGACCATTTTGGGTTTGTCCTAAGGCGGTTTATGAATCAAGAGGTGGATTAATTGAAACTATGCACACATACAATTCTGATAGTGAATACGACCATAGAGTTAGAGATATATTTGAAAAAGTCCCAACAGTTTGTATCTATCATCACATGAGTCAAACAGTAACCCCTGCTGGTGTTAATACACCAGAACAAGCACGAAAAGACCAAGAAGAATATAGTAAATTACATGTTAACGAAAAACATGTTTAAGAATAAGATTTGCGTCTTAACACCTACGATCAGGTTAGAAGGACTTAAAATAGTCCAAAAAGCACTAGAAGAACAGGATTTTGAGGATTTTGACTGGTATATTGGATCACCTACTGAACCAAAAGATACATGGGGAACTTGGGTACAAGATGACTTCAAAGGTGGAGTCTGGACATTAAATCGTATTTATAATAAGTTAATCAAAGAAAGTAATGGAGAACTTATAGTCAGTTGGCAAGACTTTACTTATGGTGATCCAACTATTCTATCTACACTATGGCAGAGATACCAAGATAATAAAAAATCTTTAGTATCAGTAGTCGGTAACAAGTACATAGATGATAGTTTCACTTTAGAGACATGGTTTGACCCAAGAATAACAGCTTTTAAATTAAGAGAGACAGATTTTCAAGATGTAGAATGGAATTTATGCAGTTGTCCGAGAGTTGCACTTGAAGAAGTAGGCGGATTTGATTCGGATATGGATTTTAAATTTTTTGGAATGGACGGATTTAATGTCAATCAACGATTATCAGAATTAGATTATAAATTCTTTGTAGATAGTACAGTTAGGACTTATTCTTTAATGCACGGGAGAGTACCAGATTGGGAAGAAAAAAACGGTATACATGGGCTTTATCAACAACACATAGAAGAAAGAAAGAAAAATGGAGAATGGCCAAAGCTTGAATACCTAAAAGGTTAAATGTTAATTTAAACTATGAGTATAAACGACATTGACGAATCAATTAAACCAACTGAACCAAAAAAAGAAGTAGAAACTGGTAATAAAATGCCAGTATCTCAACCTGTAATGGAAGAAATGATTTATAAGAAAGTAGCTGAAACACTTGGATTAGATAGTTTTAGTGAAATGGAGAAGTACAAAGACCAAATTAAAATGATTTCTGATTATGTTCATAATTTAGGTGGAGAGGATATAATGGATTTTGAATGGCATGTCAAACAATTAGAACAAAGAATTGGCTCACCAGCCCTTGGAGAAAAGAAGATAACCAATGTTGCTAGATATGTATACCTTTTAACTGAAAAAGGAAGGGTTGATGAAGAAATTAATAAATTAGGAGGTCTAAATGCCTGAAGAAGTAACACAAGGCGGTCTAGCCGCTTCATCTTATGCTGAGAGAACAGAACACGCTAAAATAAGCGGGGTAGATGGTAAAAAAGTATTTAATGTTGATTCATCTGGTAATTTAGTTAATCCGGCTACCTCTGAAAAACAAACCGATGGTTCTCAAAAGACACAAATAGTAGAAACAATACCAACTGATGCTACTAAACTTAATCCATCGGTTGTTATTTCTACAACCACCCAAGGAACTGCTACAATTACTACATTGACTAAAACTATTGGCTCAGACCAGTTTCAAAAAACTATATCTGAAGACGGTAGCACAATCTCTATGTCTGCGTGGCAGAAGTTATAAATTATTTTTTAAACAAAAAAAATGGCAAACGTAATCTACAATTCATTTAAGAAAAACATAATGAACGGTGCTATTGACCTAGATACCGATACAATCAAGGTCGCTCTTGTTACCAGTTCATACACTCCAAACGCTGATACCCATGAAGACATGGCTGATATCACTAATGAAGTAACTGGTACTGGTTACACTGCTGGCGGAGCAACATTGGCAAACAAAACAGTCACCGCTGATACTACCGATGATGAAGGTGTTTTTGATGCTGACGATGTTACTTGGACTAATTCAACTATCACCGCTCGTGGTGCTGTTGTTTATAAGTCAACTGGGACAGCTGCAAATGATCTTTTAATTTGCTACTTTGATTTTGGTTCAGATAAATCTTCTTCTGCTGGTAATTTCACTATTACCTGGAACTCTGAGGGAATTGTTAATTTGGGTTAATTATTAATTAAACTATGACCATAACGTATAAAACAATCGGCACAAAAGAAAAAAACAAAGCATTGGCACAATTTATTAAGGCACAGGAAACTGACCACATGCTTTATAATGTTAACTTGGATAGGTTTAAACAGATAAGAGATACCTATGAAGATAAAGAAAGCGACTATTATAAAAAAGTTGTAGCAGAAATTCCTATTTTAGAGTCTCGAATTGCGGAAGTTGAAAGTATCCTCCAAAATTCATATTCTCAAATATCCGACGCAGACTTAGCTATTGCTCAGGCAGAAATAAACGCAGAAGAACTGGCAAAAGTTAGCGGTTAATACTAACTATGGCTGATATAGCAGTTGCCAGTTACCCATCACCTAGAGTTTTTGTTTACCCTTGGTCTTCTGGTTTTGGGACTAAGTATACAAATCCTAGTACCTTACCAGCAGGTAGCGGATATGGCGTTTCCTTTTCTCCAGATGGAAGTCTTATAGCGGTAGCCCATAATGATTCCCCTTATGTTTCAGTCTATCCTTGGTCTTCTGGATTTGGGACTAAGTATGCAAATGCATCGTCACCTATAAATGGTTCCGCACAACATGTTGCATTTTCTCCAGATGGGAACGATATCGCCATAGCTTTTAGCAGTAGCCCCTATATTTCTGCCTATAAATGGTCTTCTGGAATTGATACAAAGTATTCAGACCCATCTTTATACCCAAGTAGTTATGGTAGATTTGTAACTTTTTCTCCAGATGGTAATTATATTGCGATAAGTCATGATGGGTCACCTGCGGTTCATGTCTATCCTTGGTCTTCTTCTACTGGTTTTGGAACTAAATATACAAATCCTTCTTCGTCAATAGCTGGTGATGGAAATGAAGTTGCTTTCTCTCCAGATGGAAATTATATAGCCATAGCTAATGGAAATTATCCATACCCCAGAGTTTTTGGGTGGTCATCTTCTGGTTTTGGAACAAGTGTCACATTTTCAGGAAGTTTACCCTCATATACAAGAGGTATTTCTTTTTCACCTAACGGAAATTTTATTGCTATTGCACACGCTGGTTCCCCTTATGTTTCAGTCTATCCTTGGTCTTCTGGATTTGGGACTAAATATGCCGACCCTGGGACGTTACCAGCTTATACTGGAATTAGAGCTAGATTTTCCCCAGATGGAAACGATATAGCTGTAACCCATTACAATTCTCCAAATGTTTCAGTCTATCCTTGGTCTTCTGGTTTTGGGACTAAATATAATAATCCAGGTGTTATACCTGGAAATTATCCATTTGGATTGGCTTTTACTAATGGGAGTACGTCAACTAATATTTCTGTATCTGCTTCGGTTATTTCATCAACTTTTTCCCTACCAACTCCAACAGTTACAGCAGTAGCAGATAGTAGCGTATCACCAAATGCTCAGTCAGCCACAGTTTCTCTGCCTACCCCAACAGTCACCGCCGGTACTAATATAACTGTTTCTAACCTTTTAATTGAAACTTCCCTATCGTTACCGACAATATCGGTTTCTACTACTAGTAATGTAAACATAACACCAAGCCCATTGTCTTTATCAGTAACTATTCCTGACCCTACAATAATAGGCCAAAAAAATGTCTCAGTATCTACTGATGTTCAAATAAATAGTTTTACTCTAAATTCTCCAACAGTAACTGCTACTTCTAATGTTTCTATATCAACTAATGTTCAAAGTTTAACTTCATCTCAACCAACACCTGATGTTTCCACTGAAGTTAATGTATCTGTATCTGCTAACGCTATTGAGGTATCGTCATCACAACCAACAATAACTGTCTCAACTACTAGTAATGTATCTATATCATTGCCAACTCAAAGTCTTTCATTTTCAAGCCAAGACCCAATAATCATAGGTCAAAAGAACGTATCTACTGAAACTGGTGTTTTAACTAATACTTTCAGTCCATGCGATATATCTTTATCTCTAGGTGCTAATCTTAACTTGGATACTCAAAGTTCATCTTTTAGTGTTAATTCACCAACGATTTCTACAACTAAAAACGTAGACATAAGTGTTGACCCAATAACAGCTACTTTCTCCCAAAATGCTCCTAGTATTTCATCTAGTGGTGAGATAGATGTTGGTGTTAATAGTCAAAACATATTATTTTCTATCCCAGATATTAGTGTTACTGCAATAAAGAATGTTTCTTTATCAATGGATTCTATACACTCAGAATATGTACAACTAGACCCATTAGTCTCAGCAGATGGAAATATTAGTGTTGAAAACCTTTATTTACTATTGTCACAACAACAACCTAGTATCTCTACTAATGTTGTAGGTGCTACATATAATAAAAACAACAATCTTATTGTTATGGTAGATGATGATTTACCTATGGTAATTGGGTCACCAAGACTACCAACTTGGAATACATCTGGTAGACCAACTGGGGGAATTGGAATATATGGATATAATACCGATACAGATAAAATTGAATTTTATAATGGAACTATTTGGAATGAAATTTCACTCACTCCAATTACTAGTTAAATCTATGAATAAAAAATGTGGTGGTAAAAAGAAATAATTATGCCATTCAAAAGTAAGAAGCAGAAAATATATCTAGCAGTTAATAAACCTAAGATTTATAAACGCTGGAAAAAGAAATACGGAACTAAAATAAAAAAAAGTTGATAACCTATTAGCTTATGTTTTATACATAAACTATGGCAACAACTTTAGAAGATATATTAAAAACTTCCAATTCATTTCTTGATTTGGAGTATGCTCTCCCAACAGGTACAGAATTAATTACTAGAACAGATTTTGCTAATCAAGCTATTAAAGACGCTTGTGCTGCTTATCGTTTTAGAGAATTTACCCAAAACTATACAGTCTTTGCGTCAACGGCTTCAATTGCTCTACCAAGTAATTTTAGAGAATTAGAAGAATCACCCGCAACTGAAGAAAACGGTATTTTTACCTCTTATCCACAGATAAGACCAGAAGAAAGATTCACTAAGAATCCAAATGATAAGTATTCTTACGTTTTAGGTTCTCCTAATAATTATTCATTAGCACTCAATGGTTTAACTTCTAACGCAACTCTTTCAATCCAATATCAACGTTATCCAAGTGGCATGGCCACCTTAACGGACATTTGTGAATTACCAGATGCTGAATATGTCAAACTCAAATTAATCTCTTATGTTTTACAGTCTCGTTCAGATGAACGTTTCCCAATAATTGATGCCGAAGCTAACAACAGATTAATTAATATGATTGGAAGGTCAATGATTCAACCTAGTGGAGGTTTGAAAAGAATACCATCTAATCAAACTTACCAAATTGGGAGATAGACATGCCAATTATTAACAATAAAACACCATCATTTAGACCTAGAAAGAGTTTAGAAATAAGCTGGAATGAATTTCGTGGTGGTTGGAATCCATTACTAAGACCTACGGAATTAAAAGATAATGAGTTAGCCCAAGCTGATAACATAATGTTAATTGGTTCAGGTGTACCTACAAGCAGATGGGGAACTTCCCAATACTTCACAGCAAACGCCACAGGCTCTATTAGAGGGTTAGGGACGTATTTTTCAACCGTAGATGATTCTATAAATCGTCTTATATCGCTAACTGATGAAGGGTATCTATGTTATAAAGATGGGACTTCATTTACGAGAATAAGCGGTCAATCATATCCAAGTGGTTCAATAGTAAGATTTGAACAATTAGGTGGTAAAACTTATATTGCCTCAAAAGATAGACCTTTAACTCAATATGATGGTTCAGCATTAACCGTATTTGCTACCGTATCCGCTCCTACTGGTTTAACTGCGACTAACATTTCTGGGGTATCAGGAACACAAATATATTCATGGAAAGTTGTTACTCTGTCAAACTCTGGTGGTACAAGTGAAGGTTCTTCTCCTATAACTTTGCCAAACTTGCCTTTTGATTTAGAGAGGTCTTTGGTTCAAATTAGCTGGTCAGCACCAAGTGCTGCTGCCTCGGTCATTACAGGATATGAAGTTTATAGAGGGACATTAGGTAATGAGAGATTTTTAGCTGGTGTTGGACCTTCAACTACAACTTATTTTGATGAAGGTGGAGCTTTAGCTGAAATAGCAACTGTACCAATTATAAATACTACTGGTGGAGTTAAGAGTGAATTTGTAGAAAAAGTAAACGATAGACTTTTGATGGTAGATGCCTCTGATCCGACAAAACTAATGATTTCTGCTCGTTATCCTAACCAATATAAGTTCTCTGCCGTAGATGGGGGAGGTTATATCTACGTTGATCCTGATTCAGGACAACGTATCACAGGTATTAAAGCTCAACCAGGATCAGATAAAGTTATCGTCTTTAAGGAATATTCGTCATTTGCTGTTAGCTTAAGCACAGTAACAGTCGGTAACTATAATCTACTTGATCCTCAATATCAGCCAGTTTCTACATTAGTTGGGTGTAGCTCACAAGACACAATCCAAGTTGTTGAAAATGATATTTTTTACTTAGGTAAGAAAGGTGTTTATGTTGTTGGGTTTGAACCTAACTTTTTGAATTTAATCCGTACTAATGAAGTATCGGCTCGTATTCGTCCATACCTTGACAAATTAAGTGGAGATGACTATAAAACTGCTGTTTCTATGTATGTAGACAATAAGTATATAATCTCTTTCCCAAGCCGTAAAGAAATGATTGTCTATGACCGAGAGAGAGGATGCTGGATTGGTCCGTGGATTCTTCCTTTTGGAATATCTAAGATGAAAAAGTATACCGATTCTAGCAATACTGAGAAATGGGTATTGGGTAGTGCTGATAACAACAAAGTTTATACTTTTGAAAAGAGTGTTAATTCAGATGATGGTCAAATAATTGCCAAGACATTGCGTACTAAAAAAGAATACTTTGGTTCATGGTCAATTCTTAAGATTATTAAATACTTCAAGATACTATTTAGAAATATAACTGGTTCAGTTGACGTAAATATCCTATTAGAAGACCGCAATGGTCAAATTCAAACCATTAAGACTTTTACAATTGAAGGTTCAGCTATCGCTGGAAGTTCTGGTTGGGGGATAGATGGTTGGGGATTAGCACCTTACGGAATAACTTATGGTTCTGTTGTTATAACAGGTGATGAATTTTACCGTTGGACTCAACTATTTAAAGAAGGTCGTATTTTACAAATTGAGGTTATGTCTAATTCAGGAAATACAAACTTTGAGTTATTAGGTATAGACGTTGATGCCTCTCAACAATCTAAAGGACAACTACCTGCTAGTTCTAGGGTGTAAATTTGACATCCTATTAAAACTTTTCTTATAACAGAATTATGATATTAGTTAAAAATAAATAATATGGCAGATCAATACGGTATAGGACCAGTTCCAACACCAAACCCACCTTCTGGTGTTAGTTATACACCACAAAAAACTGGTGGACAAATATACGATAATGGAGGTGGCACAGGAAATGCTGACCAAATGTGGAATGAAGGATGGAATTACGGCTTTAATAATCCATCAACTAGTTCGAGTTCATTTTTTGGTTCTCAAGATATAAATTGGAACTCTGGTTATTTAGCAGGTCAACAAGAATATTTAAATAGACAAAAAACTACCACCCCTACTACAACTACTCCTACAACTACTTCTACTCAGACTACTAACTTTGACGATGTTTATAATAATATGTACCCTGGTTGGGATAGAAACTCTGCTTATCAGGATTGGATAGCTAAAGGTCGTCCAAATCCTTCTAACTCAGGTGGCAGTTCTAAATATTCTGATTTTGTCTCTAAAAATCCTTACTCCGATATTACTCCCGGATGGAATCCTGATGATTTTGCTGCTGAACTAGAAAATATTTATAATCAAGCCTTAGATTTTGCTAACCAACAGAAAAGTTTTGCTGAACAATCAAGAGCAGGCAACGTATCTGATATAGAAAACCAATTTGGAGTTAGTAAAGGAACTCTTGATACTTCTAAAGGACAAACATTAGAGACATTAGGTCAAAGTGAGATATCATCTCGCCAACAGCAAGAACAATCATTAGATTCTATTCGTAGACTCTACAATGAAATGATGATGGGTTATCAACAGAGATTTGGTGGTGCTTCATCTGCTGGAGAGGCCGCTAAAGCTTTAGCTGGTCAAGAAATGCAACGTCAAATGGGGACTACTCGTCAATCAACAAGTAATGCTTTAAGACAAATTGAACAACAAAAAATTCAAGTAGAAGATAATTATAAGAACGCTCTATTAGACCTTGAAAATAAAAAGAATACAGCTATTAATGAAGCTAATCGTAATTTCCAAAGTGCTATCCTTAGTATTGATAATGATATTAAGACTGCTGCTAATGAAAAATCCTTAGCTAAAATGAATCTCTTAAAAGAATACAAGACCGATCTATTCAACATTAAACAACAGGAAGCTGCATGGAAAGCAAATCTTGAAACCATGAAAGCACAAGCTGATCTACAAACCGAATCGGCTCTTAAACAACTCCAATCAAGTGCTAGTGCTGGTCAAGGTGCTTATAACACTCTATTAAATCAAGCTACTACTAATCCAACATCTGGATTAGGTATTGGTAGTACTGCTTTATCACAGGCTGCTTTAACTGGACAAATAAATAAAGATGAACTTCAGAACTATTTAGGTCAAATTCGTCAAAGTAGAGCAGACATTCCTTTGTGGATGCAGAGATAGTTGATAACCTAAGTTAAGGTAAGTTATCTTATGTCATGGCTATCAAAAGAGAAGATTTAATTCCAAGTATCCTAAACAAAGTCCGACAGACTTTTAATGATAATCAAGGTTGGGTAAGACAAGGTAAATTTACTCCAAAACAACAAGTACAGACTTTTACTAATAAAATGACTGATGATACCGGATTATTTCGTGGCAATAAATTTGGTATTCCTAATTTCACTCCATTAAAGGCACTCGGAGATTATAGTTATAAAGGTGGTCCAACTGTAAGAGAAGCATTTAATAAACTTCCAGAACAAGCACAACAAGATTGGGGACAAGCTGGTTTAGTCAGAGGAAATCCCTTACTTCAAAAATTTGCACCTAAAACTATTGAACCTTTGGCTACTGCTGTTGAACTTGGTCCAGCCGCCTATATGAACCAATGGGCTAAGTCTGCAACTACATTTTCAAGACCAACGACTGCTAAAGAAAAAGTGTGGGATTTACTAGGAGCTTATGGTTCTGCAAATCCTGCTTATGCTACTAAAAACCTCGCTTCTGGTCCATTAGGAGTTGGGTTTAATGCTATTACCAATAAAGTATCAGGAAAACCAGCATTAGAAAATTGGAAACAGGGTTGGCAACAAGGTCAAGAATTTCAATTCCACGCTAATCCTATAAACCAAGCAACTGGTAATTTAGTTAATCAAATAGCTAAAAATGTTCCGTTCCTACAAAAACTCACTAATGAAGTAATTGCTAATAATAAGATAAATCCAACAGATAGTTTAAAACAAGCATTTGGAAAGTGGATAACAAATTCAGGTAAACAACTTGTTAAAGCAGCAACTCTTGAAACCATAGTAGAAACCCCAATTTGGGCAACAATGACCAAAACAGAGCAAGAAACATATTTAGAAGCGGTCCAAAGAGAAGCAGTCCAAAATTTAGTAATGAATGTAGGTATGGCTGGATTTAATTCAATGGTTGATGCTAGAAATCTAGCTCCTATTGTAAAAAGTTCTATTGATACTGCTGTTACTAATTATTGGAAGAATGCTACAAGTCCTGAAGGCATAGAAAAACAACGTGGTTTTTTTGCCGGAGAAGCGGCTGTTGGTTTTCCACAAGCACAAGGTAAATTTTCTAGTTTAGCTGATAAAAAAGTAAGATTTGAAGTAGATGATAGTGATTTTAGATTAAAACCAGTAGAAGGTGGTTATGGAAACAAAACATTTAAACTTGGCGATCTAGTTGAACATAAAGAACTTTTTAAAAATTATCCAGAGTTTAAAAATATTGAAGTGTCTTTTAAAGGAAAAGGATACGCCTCAGTTATTGAACAAGGGTTTAAAGGTTCTACTAATAAAAATAAAATTGAAATTAGTAATGTAAACTCCATAGAGGAAGCTAAAGAAACACTATTACATGAAATACAACATATTATTCAACAAAAAGAAGGATTTGCTAGTGGTGGTAGTCCTGCAGATTTTATTGTTAAAAGAACACCAGCAGAGGATATTGAATTACAAAACTTATTTCTTAAAGAATCAAAGAATGGATTAACTCCAGAGGAACAAGCAAGAAAACAAAGTCTATCAGGTGGTGGCATTGATGGAATACTTAATAAGTACCAACGTCTATCAGGTGAAATAGAATCTCGTGATGTTCAAGCTCGTATGAATCTAACTCCAGAGCAAAGAGCTAGGACTATGCCTTATTCTTCACAAGGAATACCACAAAATGAATGGATAACAAAGTTTGATAATGAACAGGCACAATCAACTCTAAAATCAGCATCTGAAGAAGGATTTGATACCAATAATTTAATTCGTCTTTCAAAAGAAGATAGGCAAATAATGGGTAAGTTTGTAGAATTAGTCCAAACAAACAGAGATAAAGGAAACTTAGGTCAAATAGGTTTAGATGCAGATAATATTGCTAAAGGGTTAGGAATTGATACCAATTTAGGGAATAAGGCTATTGCAAGTAAATTCAATAGAGCATTAGAGTTAGCCGATTCATTGAATATTCAACCGTCTTATTCAATCAAACCCCAACCAAATATAGGAGAAGTATCTACACCACAAGTAAAGGTTGCTAATTTTGATGAATATTTAGCCAAAAAAGGAATTAATAAATTTGGAAGTGATGTTGCTATGGCTAAAATGCCTAATGCTAGTGAAGGTCAAAGAATGAGATTGAATAACTTAAATAAAAAAATGATTTTAGATAATGCTGAAAAAGTTGAAAAGGCAAGGATAGAATTTGATACTGGTGTGAAAAATGGAACTATTCAATTAAAAACATCAAATGAACGCTTAATAGAAGTTGCCAATGGTAATTCTGATAATCAAGCAGTTATAGCAGCAAGAAATGTATTAGAAAAAAGAGGAATTAATTGGAAATCTCAAATATCACCAGAGAGTAAAGGGATTATTCCGCAAAGGGAAACTGTCCCAGAGATGGGAAGATTAGAACAACCACAAATAGAATTACATAAAGTGTCCATGCCGGTACAACAAGGTTCTGTCCCAATTGGCAAGGTGAAACTAAAAACTGACCAAACCGTTTCAAAGAATTCATCAACTATGAGTATAACACCTAAAGGAAGGTTGAACACTAATAAACTCAACCTAACAGATGAACAAAAAGTGGCTATTGACCAAGTTCAAGAGAATGTTCCAGTAACAGTAATCTCTAACAAAGAAGTAGTTGATGCTTCAAGACTTACCAAAGGTAGAAAAACTGTTTTAACTGATGAGATGCAAAAAAAGATACTTGCTCAACAGTTAAATTCTCGACAAGAAGTAGTTAGTCTACAAAAACAATATGATAAACTTAAAAAATCTGGAGCAGATGAACTAGAACTAATTGCTTTAAAAGAAAAAATAATCAATCAATCAAAGGTTTCGCAACAAGAAAGAACATTTGCTGGTCGTCTATTACAATCAGGTAACATAATGGCAAATGATTTAGCCACACCAGAACAAAAAATTTATGCTTTATTGGACAATGCTGGAGTAGATAGTAAAAAATATATTAAAGACGCTATTGGAGTTGACTTTAACAATCCAACTGAAGTAGTAAACTTTTATCGTAAATATGTACCACCTAAATTTGGTGAGATACTTGACGAGATTAGATACAGTAATATGCTTTCATCACCTCTTACTCAGATTGTAAATACAGCATCTAATATAATTCAGTCTTTAATCGTAAAACCAATAGAAAAAACAATTACCGGTCAACTAGATTGGGTAAAAAGTAAACTAACTGGAAGTGAACGACAATACTATGCCTCACAGGGGATAGACTATGCCAAAGGTACTTGGAAATCACTACCTGATGCTTGGACTAAGTTTAAAAGTATTGCTAGTGGAAAAGAAATAAACTTACGACCAGATATGGAGTTTATCCCTACTACAACAAAAGGTCCTTTGAAGTGGTATACAACCCCACTAAGAGTCCTAGAAGCATCGGATCAGTTCTTTAGGACACTTGTTCAATCAGGAGAAAAGAAATCACTTGCTAGATTAAAATTATCAGATTCACAAATTGCTAAAAGAGCAGCTGAAAGTGCTGACTATACTTTATTTAGACAAAAATTTGATCCAGATGGTGAGTTAGGCCAAGGAGGGTTACTTAAAGTTTGGGATAAGTGGAACTCTGTTATATCTATGGCGAGAAGAATGCCGGGTGGTAAATGGGTAGTTCCTTTTTTACAAACTCCAACTAATATATTAAAACAAGGGTTTGAATACAGTCCACTAGGTGTAACCACAATGGTTGGTGCTAAAAGACCACTTGAACAACTGAGTAAAGCAATTATAGGAACAGCAGTATTTAGTGCTACATATGGTTTGGCAGATACAGGACAAATATCATGGTCAGTTCCTACGAATGAAAAAGATAAAGAATTATTTTATGCTGCAGGGATGCAACCATATTCTATTAAGATAGGTGACAAGTGGGTATCTTTCTCAAAGATTGGTCCTCTAGCTTATCCTATGGCTATGGCTGCTGCTCTTAAATGGGCCGAAAGAAATAATCCAGATCAAAACTTTGGAGAAGATTTAATGGATGCTATGCCACAAATGATTAAATTCTTTGGCGATCAATCTTACGTACGGTCACTAGGAGATACTTTTGATTCAATAAAAGGTTCTAACTCTGATATTTTAAATTCTGCTATTAGTAAACAATTTTCTAACTTTGCAGGTCAATTAGTTCCTTATCGTTCTTTTCAAGGTTGGCTTACTAGAATGATTGATCCAACATATCGAAAACCAGAAGGAGTAGTTGAAAACTTAATGGCTCAAACTCCCGGTCTATCTCAAAATGTTCCAGCTTATGAAGATATGTATGGTAACGAAAGTAAAAGAGATATGCCATTTGTAAATGCTATTAGTCCAGTCAAAATATCAACTGAAAAACCAGCAGAAAAATCAATGTATGAATCACAAGAACAATACCGAATAGGTCTTAATCAAAAGAATGAGATGAAAAAAGAGTTTGAAAAGACAGGAAAGATTAAAACAAAAGGAACTGCTACCGGAACAAAAACTGCACCTTATTTTTATACTGATGATACAGGTCAAGTCAAAGAAGTAAATATTGATAAATATACTTCTATGCCTGAACAAACCGCCTATCAAAAAGCCTTAAAAGAAAAACAAAAATATACCCTCGTAGACGACATTTTAGATAACTTATCAGGAGATCAACAAATAGAGGCCTTAGAGACGCTAGGAATATCATCAGAGGACGCTACCTACTACAACACCGCTAAACAAGAAAACTATCTTAAAAGTATCTATGTTGAAGATGAAATAATGACCATGATTCAACAAGGACAAGGTAAAGAGCAAATTCTTGACAGTCTAGCTGGTATGCGTAAAGCAGTTAATGAAAAAATCTTATTATCAGACGGAGTAATTAATGACTTAGTAGATAAAAACATAATCTCTTATTCTGATGGTAAGGCACTTAAAAACATAGATAAAGACTTAAAACCTAAAAAATTAAAGGCTAAGAAACCAAAGAAGATAAGTCTATCAAGTAAAAAGTTTACTGCCTCTAAAAAACAATACAATCCATTAAAAGTTAAATCAACTAAAACAAAGTCTAGGTTCACACCTCCTAAATATGTAAAGGCTGACTTGCGAACCCCAACGAAGTTATTGTAAAAACAAAGTATGATATACGAACCTCCAAGTCAAAACGCTATTCAGAAAACACTAGATGCTCAACTATTGTCGGGTATCACTGCTTCCATGACACTTAACAATATCACCGGAATACAGAACAAACCAGGTGTCTGTGTTGTTGATTTAATAGACGCTAATGGAAACTTTACCCCATCAAAAAGAGAATACATTTCCTTTACTGGTGTATCAGGTTCAACCTTAACAGGTTTAACTCGTAATGCTGACGGTGGTGGTTCAGATCAAGATCACGCTGTTGGTGCTATTGTTCAGTTCCCTGCTGACGTTATCCAACAACAGGCAATAATAGACACTCTTGAAGTTGAGCATAATTTAACAGACGGAAAACACACAGACGCTCTCGTTACTACTCTTAAAGCCACAGGTGCAGTAGTCAATACAGGAACATCAGATGTTACTATTGTTACCCCTAAAGCCCTAGCAGACTCAGACTATGCTAAAACTACTGATATTACAGTAACCCCAGACTCTACTACTACATTTACTAATAAGAGAATCGAACCAAGAATAGTTACTGCTGCTTCTTATACAACTGACACAGGAACAGCATTAGATGTTTCTA